CGTACTACCTGACGGAGATGGTTCTGCCGGCCAATTCCTTAAAACAGACGGTTCAGGTAATTTAGATTTCGCTACAGTTGACCAGATTTTAACTTTTCAAGATGACAGTAATGCTACAGAAGATTATGCTACTAACGAAATTTTTGATTTCGAAGGTGGTTCAGGTATTACAACTGCTTTATCAGCAAACAAATTAACAATATCAGCAACCAATATTACTAACTCTAACTTATCTGGTTCTGCTGCTATTTCAAATGCAAACATAGCAAATCCAAATGTTACAATAGGTTCAACGCAAGTTAACCTAGGTGCTACGGTAACAGCATTTGCAGGTTTAACAAGTTTAGTAGTTGACGATTTAACACTTAACGGTCAAGATGTATCTACAACTGCTTCAAATAAAGATATTACTTTAACTCCTCACGGAACAGGTACAGTTACAGTTCCTAGTGGTTACGAAGATAGAAGTGGTTTTACAACTAACTCATTAGCAAACAAAGCTTATGTTGACCAAGTTGCTCAAGGTTTAGATACTAAACCATCTTGTAGAGTTGGTACAACTGCTAACTTAACAGCAACTTATTCAAACGGAAGTTCAGGTGTAGGTGCAACTTTAACAAACTCTGGTACACAGGCAACATTATCACTTGATGGTGTTTCGCCAAGTGTTGCAGATAGGGTTTTAGTTAAAGACCAATCAACAGCTGCTCAAAACGGTATCTATGTTGTAACTAATGTAGGTTCAAACTCATCAAATTGGGTTTTAACAAGAGCAACTCCTGAAGACCAACCAGCAGAATTAACAGGTGGTTCTTTCGTATTCGTTGAAGAAGGTACTGCTAACGCCAATAACGGTTATACATTTACACACACAGGCGCTCCAACATTTGGTTCAACTGCTTTAGATGTATCACAATTCTCTGGTGCAGGTCAAATTACAGCAGGTGCAGCTTTAAGTAAAACTGGTAACCAAATGGATGTTGAAGTAGATGATTCTTCAATTGAAGTTAGTTCAGACGCATTAAGAGTTAAAGCTTCAGGTATTACAGACGCAATGTTAGCTGGTTCAATTTCAAGTGCTAAACTTACTGACCCATTATACTTTGCAGATGAATCATCAACACAAGGTCAAGTTAGACTTGGTCAAGTATTAGAATTTTTAGCAGGAGAAGGATTAAACACTACTGCTACTGGTAATAAATTAACAATCGCTGGTGAATTAGCAACTACATCAAATATTGGTGTGGCTTCTTTCCATTCGGACAACTTTGCAGTTGCTTCGGGTGCAGTTACAGTTACAACGATTGATGGAGGAACATATTAATGTGGAGTAGAATTATAGATTTTTTTGTTCAAGGAGCCCCTGGTTTTAACTTTAAAACTTATGCAAAAAAGAAACCATTGATGTTAAAAAAATCAATGGAAGTTAATACTAAAGACTTAAATAAAAAAACAAAAGTAGAATTAGAAAAACTAGGTAGAAAGTTAGGTATAGAATTAGATAGAAGACTGACAAAAGCTAAGTTAGTATCAAGAATTAAGAAACAATTGAAGAAGTAAACTAAATGGCTACAGTTCTTAAACCTAAAAGAAGTTTCACAGCTACCTCGGTACCAGCAACAGGAGATTTGGTACAAGGTGAGATTGCAGTTAACTTTGCTGATAAGAAATTTTACGGTAAAGATAATAACAATGCAATCGTAGAAATTGGTGGTGCCGCTGCTATTACTTTGCAACAGGTAACTGCTAGTGGATTTGAAACTACAAACCCTATTAAATTAAATAATAGTGATTTAGTTTTTGAAGGGACTTCCGACGCTTACGAAACATATGTAAGAGCGGTCAATCCGACTAGTGATAACACGGTATTGATACCAAATGTATCTGGTACCATTGTTACTACTGGAAATTTAACAAACGCAACAGGTGAGGCATTATCAACAGAAGGTGATAGTCTTGCTTTTGCAATAGTATTTGGTGGATAAAGAATGGCAAGTGCATTTAAAAACGCAGGATTAACAGTACCAACAGTAAACGGCGCAGGTGCGAATTTGTACACGGCTGGAACGAGTGGTGGTGGAGTTATTCATGCTTTATATGTAACTAACAAGTCAGCAGTTAATACTGCTAATGTAGATGTATTGTGTACAACAGACGGTGGCAGTACATTTAAATACTTGGCCAAGTCTGTATCAATTGCTCAAGGTGATACTCTAATGATGGATAAACCTATCAATTTAGAACAAAACGATATTATAAGAGTGGTTGCAGAAGTAAGTATGGATTCATCAGCACCAGATGTAGAAGCATTTGCTTCTATTTTGGAAGTGAGTTAAAAAAAGGTATAAATAGTACAAAGAGAAGGTTTTTTATATGTCATTTTTAGTAAATAAACAACAAAGCACAGCAGCTAAAACAGACAATGAAGAGTACGCTTTTCATGGTTTAAGAAAAGACGCTGACGGTTTATTGTATTATACTAAAGCACATTTCGCCGGTTCTGATAGTGTAGATTTGACAGATGGTTCAGATATTGCATTTGGTGGAATAGAAGATGTTGACGCAGGAACCAAAAACGCTTCTCAAAAAGGAACAACAGACTCGGGCATAAGTGAACATGAGAATAATGGTGGTGCGAAATATTATGATGGTTCGAGATTTGATAATAACAAATTAACATATTACTTAAATAGTAATGGTTTTTTAGTTGCAAGATACATGAACAACTATACTTACAATGATGGTCAAGATGGCGCAACTGAAAACTGGAAAGCATAAGGATAACAAATGGCAGATTTTGTTTTAGGTAGACTAAAATTTACATACAAAAGTAATTGGGCGACTTCGACTGCCTATATTAAAGATGACATTGTTTCGTATGGTGGTAATGCCTTTGCCTGTTTGCTCAACCATACATCAGGAACATTCGAAACAGATTTAGCAGCTAGTAAATGGAATAAATTAACAGCAGGTCAAGAATGGAAAGGCACATATGCCAATTCAACTGCTTACAAAGTAGATGACCTTGTTAAATACGGTTCAAGTGTTTACATTTGTACTACAGCACATACTAGTTCATCAACAGTTTTAGATGTCAATAAATTCAGTTTATATGTTGGCGGTGTAGAATTTGAAGACAGTTGGTCAAACTCAACTGCTTATCAAATTGGAGATATCGTAACTTACGGTGGTTATTCTTATATCGCCGAAGCGGCTGCAACTGGCCAAACACCATATAACAACGCAAGTTATTGGAAAGTTTTAACAACAGGTTTTAAAGTAGAGGGTACATGGGCTTCAGGAACAGTTTATGAAACTGGAGATGTTGTAAACTACGGTGGTAATGTTTATGTATTTAAAGTTACTACATCAGCAGGTCAATTACCAACTAATACATCTTACGCTGATTTATTAGTAGAAGGTGTATCACTACAAGGTGATTATTCAGGTGGTACTGCTTACTTAATTGGTCAAACAGTAATATATCAAAATTCAACTTATAGAGCAAAACGAGATAACCAAAATGTTCTACCAACTGCTTTAGGTTCTGATTGGGCATTATATACCCAAGGTGACCCAGCAGGTGTTATGTCTGCTGAAGGTGATTTAATCACTAGAGACGGAACACAAGCACAAAGATTACCAATAGGTCGTGCTGGTGATAGATTAGTTGTTGGTGCAGATGGTCTTACATTAAAATATGCTTCGCCAAATCATGGTCAACAATTATATGTAAGTGCTCAAGGTTCAGATTCAAATCCAGGTACAGAAGAATTACCTTTTGCAAGTATTAAGAAAGCTTGTCAAATGGCTACTTACAATGGTATTTCTCAAATGGGTGCAATTTCAGGTGGTACAGGCGGAACACCAGGAACATATAGAGGTGTTTCAGTAACAGGTGGTTCAAGTACAGGTACTCTTGCAGATGTAACTACAGACGGTTCATCAGCACCAATAATTACAATCGTTAAAAACGGACAAGGTTGGGCAGAAGGAAATACTGCTACAATCGCAGCCAATGTGGTTGGAAGTCCAAGTGCAGCTATCACATTTACTGTAGAAACAATTACAGGTGGTGATACTATTAGAGTTAACGGTGGTACTTACGAAGAAACTTTCCCAATTAGAGTTCCACCTAATGTAACAATTTTCGGTGACTCTTTAAGAGGAACAAAAGTAGAACCAGCAGCTGGTAACTCAACAGAATGTTTAACTATCGGTACAGTTGGAGCTAATGACGCTTCAAGAACACCAGGAACATATACTAACATTGCAGTTACAACAGCAAGTGGTTCAGGTGTAGGTTTAAAAGCAACAGTAGTAATTGATGGTTCATCTACAATTACGGTAACACCAACTTTTGGTGGTTGTTACTTTGCAGTTGGTGATGACTTAACTATTGCAGACGGTTTATTAGGAGGTGGCGGTGGCGCTACTTTAACTATGAAAGTTGCAAGTGTTAAAGCAAACAATGTAACTTCAATGTTCTTAACGAACAATGCAAACTACATTTCATTTATGACTATGCAAGGTATGACAACAGGTGCTAATGTAGTATCTCTTGACCCTAGTGGTGCAATTACAACTGCTTCGCCATATATTCATAACTGTACTTCTGTTAATACAGGTACTACAGGTATAATGATTGATGGTAATGCTCAAGCGACTGGTAACAAGTCAATGATTTCAAATGACTTTACTCAAATTAATACAGATGGTAAAGGTGTTTCAGTTGTCAATGGTGGTCGTGCTGAGTTAGTATCAGTCTTCACATACTATTGTGATAAAGGTTTAAATACAGAATCAGGTGGTACAATTCGTGCCCTTAACTGTTCAAACGCATACGGAGAATACGGTGCTTATTCAACAGGAGTTTTAAGTGGAGAAAGTCCTGACGAAGTACAATTAAGAGGTCAACAATTTATCTATCAAGCTGCTCAAGGTACAGGTCCTGCCGGTTATACTGCTGGCGAAGGCGATACTATGGTCGGTGGAACATCAGGTGTAACTGCTACACTTGTTAATCAAGTAAGTTCTACTAGAAAATTACAGATAGAAAGTGTATCTAACTCTCACGGATTTATTCCTGGAGAAACAGTTACAATTACAGACTTAACAGATAGTTCAACTAAAACTTTCAAAGTTACAGAAACTGCTGGAGATATGATAGATGGTGCAACTAAAACTATTACAGGTGTTACCGCTGCTAACCCAGGTGTCGTAACATCAAATGGTCACGGTATGCCAAACGGTACAAAAATCGTGATTTCAGGTGTTGTAGGTATGACTGAATTAAATGGTAATACTTACTATGTTGCCAACACAGCAACTAACACATTTAGTTTATCATCAACATCAACTAGTGTAACAAATGTTAACACATCAGGTTTCACAGCATACGGTTCTGCTGGAACAATTACACCAAAACAACCATTAACAGGTCAAACAGGTTACTTATTCAATGTAGATAGTACATCATCATTGTTATCAAGTGCAACTGCTGTTAAAGTTGGTTCTAACTTCCAGTTTGCAGGTGACTCTACATACTATAGGGTTACTGCCGTATCTGAAACAGATACAACGAACAAACAAGCTTTGATTGCAATTACGCCAGAGCGTACTGCTTCAGCGGCTGATAATACAGAAGTTGATATAACTAAAAACTTCTCGAACATTCGTTTAACAGGACATGATTTCTTGTCAATTGGTACTGGTTCATTTGCCGACACTAATTATCCAAATAGTGTAGGTGCAACGCAACCTTATGACCAATCAAGAGAAACTACTGAATTGCTAGGTGGTCGTGTGTACTACACTTCTACTGACCAACTTGGTAACTTTAGAGTTGGTTCGCAGTTTAAGATTAACCAGGCAACAGGTTCGGCAACTCTAAACGCAGATAGTTTTGACCTTTCAGGTCTAACACAATTACAACTTGGTTCTATTGGTGCTCAACTTGGTGCAACAATTAATGAGTTCAGTACAGACGGAACACTCGGCGGAAATAGTGATACTGCCGTTCCAACTGAACAGGCCGTGAAAACTTATGTTACCACTCAAATAGGTGGTATCTCATCCGGTATATCAATGGGTAAAGCGATTGCAGCTGCCATTGTTTTTGGATAAATAATTAAAAGGAGAATAGAAAAATATGTCAGCACCAAATATAGTCAATGTAGCAACGATTACAGGTAAATCCGTTGGCGCAGCTTTGGGAACAACTACTACTACTGCTTTACTTACAAACGCTTCTTCATCAAACAAAGTGTTTAAAGTAAACTGTATTATTGTTTCTAATATTCAAGGTACAGATACAACTACAACTATCTCGTATTATGACGGTTCAACTGATTGGAATTTAGCAAGTACAATCAATGTTCCTGGTAATACAGCTCTTGTAGTTTCTGATAAAAACTCAGCAATATATCTTGAAGAAGGCGACTCAATTCGAGGTGGAGCTTCAACAGCTTCAAGACTTGAAGCGGTTATTTCTTACGAAGAATTATCTTAATCGTAATTAACAGTTTTTTTTAACAGGAGTTTTAGCTAATGAGTTTACCAGGTCCAATTTTCGGAAGAGCGCAAGGTAGGAG